CCTTCGCCGTCGTACACGTTGAGACCGTTGATGGACATGACGTTGTCGGTGACGGAGAAGTGTTATTCTTGTCATGCGAGTGTACCGTGAGACGAATTTATTTATGGCAAACGATACGAGACAACGATTGGGCGAGATGGTGCCGGTAGAGAACGACAGTCGAAAGTTCGGCAGTGCGAAAGAGTATTGTGCGGTGTATGTGGAGGTTCACGACATATACGACATTGACGGCAACGAATTGTTCGGTGAGGTGGTGCCGTTGATGTTGACACCACGGGAGTACACATTGGCGCGGGAACGAGCGGTGAAGAACCCGGATGAGTGAGACGCACAAATACGGATTGTTCGTCATGACGAAAGGTCGGTGGCATTTGTTTCGGGCGGTGTGTCGGTTGGACGGCATGGAGGTGCGGATACGAGCGAACCACGATGTGGGGGAGAACGAGGTAGCCGGTTGGCGGGCATGGGTGATGGACGATTACGAGGAGCGGATGGGACGGGAGATCTTGGAGGAATGACGATATACGTTCGGTGTGGGGATGACGGTGTGTGGCGGATCTGGGTACGGTCAGCGGCGGGAGAGTCACCTGCTGGGACTCGGTTGAACCGGGGAGGTGAGTTTCCGCATGAGACGTTGTGCGACCACCAGGATCACGCTCAGGCGACTTTGCAGGTGGGCCGGTTGCAGGAATACGTTGATGCTCGGGAACGCGTCCTGATGGCGAATCGGAAGAAGAAACAGCGGTGGCAATGATAGACCGATTGGAGCAGCAATGTGTGGACATCATCCTGGCGAATCATCCGGGCGACAGTTGGGTTTACACGAACGACAGGTATAGTTTTTTGGATGGGCTGTTTGTTCGTGGGGGTGTGATCAAGGCGGTGGCGGAGATCAAGAGTCGGGAGTGCGAGTTGGGGCATCACCCGAAAGAGATGATTGGTTGGAACAAGATGGAAGCTGGGCAGTGGGCGAGTAAATCTTTCCGTTGTCCGTTTTATTTATTTGCGTACCATCCGGTGAGTGAAGTTGTTGCGGTGTACAAGTTGACCAACGAGATGGGCAATTTTATTCGAGCGTTTGATGTGAGTGATTATGGGCAAAACAAAAACAAAGACGAGCGCGAAAGCAAAACCATTAGGAAAACCTGCTGGATCGAAAACAAAGACCCGAGTCTCCTCAAGAGACGCGGATTGCGATGCGTTTACTGAGAAATATTTCGGGCTGAAATTGTACGATTGGCAGAAGAAAGTTCTGTTTGATTTGAGTGTACCCGGTGCGCGGGTGGCGTTGAAAGCGGCGAACGGCAGTGGGAAAACTGCGATGATAGCTGCTCCAGCGGCGTTATGGTATGCGCTGATTTATCCCGGGAGCATAGTGATTACTACGAGTGGCGTTTATCGGCAGGTGAAAGAGCAGTTATGGCCGCAGATCCGGGCATTAGCGAGTAAAGTGGCGGGGTTGGGGATGCAGATCAACCAGACCGACCTCACGATGGACAATGGATCGAGGATATTGGGGTTTGCGACTGACCAACCTGGCCGGTTTGAAGGCTTCCACGGTAATGTTTTTATAGTATTAGACGAATGTAAAAGTATAAACGAGGATCTATTTGAAGCGGTGGCTCGTATCCAGCCAAATCGCATTCTCGCGATGAGTTCGCCGGGTGGAACTACGGGCAAATTCTATAAGATTTTCAGTAAAGAACAGAAATGGTGGAAACTTCACACGGTTACTGCGTTCGAGTGTCCGCACATCAAGCAGGAGTGGATAGACGAGCAGATGGAGATGTGGGGGCGCGAGCATCCGTTGATCCAGTCGATGATCTTCGGGCAGTTCCAGGAGACGAGTGGTGAAGGCTTGGTGATACCGTGGGAGAGTTTGATGTTGTGCCTGGACAGTCCTCCAACGAAGGACGGTCATGAGGTTGTGGCGGCGTGTGACTTTGCGGCTGCCGGTGATGAGAGTGTGTTTTGTATGCGGGTAGGCAATAAGATCACCAAGTTGACCGCCTGGCGCGAGGCGAACACGATGGCGGGTTGTGCTCGGTTTGCGTTGGAGTTTGAGAAAGCCGGGTTGAAACCGGAACAGATATTTGGGGATGCGGGTGGGTTGGGATTGCCGATGTGCCATCAGTTGGGTGAGATGGGTTGGCCTTTGCACCAGGTGAACCTGGGCGGGCGGGCGCAGGAACCGGATCGGTACCAGAACCGCGGCACGGAGATGTGGTTCCGGGCAGCCCGCCAGATAGACCGTATGGAGGCTATATTGCCCGATGACGAGCTTTTACACAGCCAACTGACTACCCGGCGGGTTGGGACATCAAAGACCGGCAAACTCAATCTTGAGAGCAAGAAAGAGATGAAGGCGCGTGGATTCAGTTCGCCTGACCGTGGGGATGCGTTGGTGATGTGTCTGGCGAGTGCCTCGGATCATCCTGCGTGGCAGCGAATGAATCAACCAGACTTGAACGAGGTGCTTGAGGCGGGTATGACTGACTGGAGTGGCGATGCGAAACTACGGGATTCGATGGGATTAAACACAGGATGAGTGTATTGGGGATAATACGGGCGGTTTTGGAGTTGGTAAAGCAACTATTTGGTTATGGAAAACACGTTGAAAAAAAGAAACTGGAAGCGATGGTTGACGCTCGTCGCCATGACAAGCTCGATTGGGTTCGTGATCGGATGTCAGACGATGATCCCGAGAAAGCTGGACGCAACGAAGCAGATCATCCTGGGGAATGAACGTGGGTTCGAGGATGCGTATAATGCGAGTCCCGAGGCGAAGACATTTGTTCAGTCGTTGATGGAGCAGATCATTGAATACGAGTACGAGTTGGAGAAGGCCAGTTTGGAATGACGTTATCTCAGGAGGATCATCTTAACGGAATCATCAAGTCGATCTCCGGTCAGGTTGACCGGAAATATCGGGCAGGCCAGGCGGAACACGGTGGTGATTTATGGGAGCGAGTGCCGTTGGTCGAGGACATGATTGAGGAATCGATAGATCAGGTGACTTATGCGTTGACGCTCAAATCGCAGTTGGGTCGGGCAAAAAGCCTGCTTGAAGATGCGCGGAACGCGGCACCGGAGAATCCGGTCACGGCGCAGAAACTGATCACCCGGGCCATGAGTTACCTCTAGGAGTACAACTAAAGCACCGCACGAAACATTTGCCATAGGACGATTTTTTCGCACCCAATTCGGGTGCGTTTTTTTACGCACTAAAATAAATCATCAAATGGCAGCGAAAAAACAAGGTTACAAGTCCCGACAGGACGAGTCACTTGGTGCGCGGCGAGGTGCGCGGGCTGGGTTGAAGCGAAGCGTATCAGCGTCCGGTCGCCGGGCGATGGCTTCCGGGCCGCGTAAAGCGGCAGGCGGCAAGAAATTCGGTCTGAAGAGTAGAAAACGTTAACCCCCCCCGGAGGTCGCCCCATGACCGTCGAAAAACAGTTTGATGCGTTTTGCGGGGAATTGGAGGCGTTGTTGTCTCGGTACCAGGAGGAGTTCGACCTGAGCGATGCACAACTTATCGGCGGGTTACAGATGTATTCGACGCTCTTTGCACTCCAATCGATGGGTTGGTGTTGTGAGGAGGAAGAGGAGGAGGAAGAAGAATTTTAAATGCGTGATCGGGACAAATTAAACACCGCTGTTCTTCAGGATCTGGCGGATCGTGCGGTGTGGGATACGCGTCAGCGTATGTTTTACGAGATGCGCCATCACGGTTTGCGGAGGCGCAACAAACCTTGGCCTGGGGCATCGGACGTTCATTTTCCGTTGGTTGACACAACGATCAGCGAACTCAAACCGGCGTATTTCCAGCAGTTATTTGCGACTGACCTGATCGCCCAGTTTATTCCCACCTCCCCCCAGGTGGCTGAGTTTACGACTGCGGCAGCGCAGTGGTTTGATCATCGGGTCAAGCAGAAGACCAACCTGGAGACCGAGGTGTTGAGCACGGTTGATTCGATGCTGATGTGTGGCACCGGCATTTTGAAGGTTCTGTGGGATTACTCATCGAAACGGGTGAAATATTACACGGTTGACCCGCAGCATTTCGTTGTACCGGCTTGGACGCGTGACATAGCGGATGCGGACAGGATTTGTCATATCAGCGTTTATTCGGTTGACGCGTACAAGCGGCAGAAACATCTGAAGCAGGACAAAGCGATTCTCGACCAGATCATTGGCAGCTACAACGAGGACGCTGGTGACATGAACACCGAGGCGGCGAAGTATGAGCGTGAAGGTTTGACGTTCCCGGAGCAGGACAAGATTATCGTGTGGGAGGTTTACCATCGCTGCCCGGACAGTGGTCAGTGGATAATCTGCACCTACTCCCCCACCTCCCCCGACATCGATCTTCGCCCGCCGATGAAGGTTCCGTATGACCACGGCAAACCGCCGTTTATTGCGTTTAACTACGAGATCAAAGATCCGGGGTTTTATTCATCGAGAGGTGTGGTCGAGTTGCAGGCGATTTTCGAGGCGGAATTGACCAAGCTAATGAACGAGAAGAATGACGCTATGACGTTGTTCAATCGTCCGTTGTACCGGGCGGAGCGGGACATGCCGAACAGTGGCAACATCCGCATGACCCCGGGCAGCATTCTCCCGTATGGCATCCAACCGGTGGCGCATCAAGCACCACCAATCTCGTTTGATCAGCAGATGAACATCATGCGGGAGATCGCCCAGAACCGGGTCAGCACACCGGATTTCGGGTTGACACAGACTTTGCAGGACACATCCAGGCGCACAGCGACCGAGATCCAGGCGATTGGCGGGCTTTATCAGCAATCGAGTGACTTGCGGATGCGGATATTCCGCATTGCGTTGGGCAACCTGTACAGGATGAGTTGGTCAATCCTGCTTCAGTACGACAAGACCAGTCTAAACTACTGGTACCTCGACACGGCGCAGGAGATCCCACAGGAGGCGTTGCATGAGAAATACAACATCCAGCCCACCGGAAGTGCGGATGGGGTGAACAAACAGTTGTTGATGCAGAAAGCCATCACCCGGTTCCAGATGTTCGCGAATGACCCGTACATCGACCAGGGACAACTGCGTAAGACGATCCTGGAGAGTGACGATGCGACATTGGTCAAGCGGTTGTACGTCGATCCGATGCTCACACAATCGAGCCAGGCGGAGGATCAAGCCAACGAGATCACGTTCCTGCGATTGGGTTTCCCGGCGTTGGTGAAGGACAGTGACGATCATTTGATCCACATCCAGACGGTGATCAGTTACATCACCAACCGAGCCGACTCAGGCGCACCACCGGAACCGGCTGAAGGACAGTTTTTGGAGCAGCACATGGGCGAACATTTGGAGAAGCTGAAGGAAGCAGACCCGAAGACCGGTCGCCAGGTGGAAGCTGAGTTGAAGAATTTATTCGCCCAGATGCAGGAAGCGGCTGCGCAGCAGGCGAACCCAGATAATGTGGAATCGATTGAAGAACCGGTGGCGAGCCTGGAAACAGTTCCGCCAGGTGTTGCAGTGGTCTGACCCGCCCGACTGGACGAATGGTCATGCGGCGCAGTTGCAGACATTCATGTCGAGCGAGGTTGGAGTACAACTAAAGTACCACCTGCGAAACTTGCATATACAGAATTGCGACCGGTTAATTTCGAGTCCAGCGGACTTGGCGTATCACGCCGGTCATGCTGCCGGGTTTAAATCCGCGTTGGCAACGCTGGACGGGATGGCTTCGATACGGAGCCAACCGGAGGAAGAGGTGGTCGGGGCAACCGATGACCTGGAATGGATGAGGAGCGCATAATGGCGAGGAGAAAAGGCGGAGAGAAGGTGATGGCAATGGCGAAAGCCGGTGCGACGAAACGTGCTGTCCGCAAACAGTTCAAGCCGAGCAATGTCACCGGCAAGCCGAAGAGCGAACTGTTCACAGCCAAAGAACTGTCGAAACGAGGAAGCATCTGGGGGAATACGGGAGGTGCTTCAAAGAGGTGGGAGCGCAGTTGGGAGAAGTCGCGGGCGAAGAACCGTCAAATGTTAAAAAACCTGCGCGGGGCGGCTAAAAAGCGCGGGGTTAAATGAGTTTATGGCAAGAAGAATTAAAGCTGTTAAAAAGAAGACGGCGGGCATCGGTGACAGGATGACTCCCGCGCAGCGCAGGAAATACATGGAGAACGTCAGGAAAGAGTCGGCTGACATCAAATTTTACGAAAGAGGTTCCGCGCAGCGCAGGAAGGCGATAGATGCGGCGGGAAACAATCCTTACAAAAAAATGCGTAAGAGTCTTGCGAAAGACACCGCCAAATACAAACGCCGTTCCCCGAGCAGATGAATTTATGGCACGACGAGTAAAAGGTGGGCAGAAGCTGGTTCAAACCGCCAAGCGCGGATTGATGAGCAAACGCATTAAAGAGGCGCGGGAAAAAGATCGGCTATTGCAACGCAGTCGCCAGTTGCAACGTTTACGTCCACGCAGGAAAAGTGATCCGACTTTTGCGGGTGGTCGCCGAGGCGGCAGGCCAAGTGTCTAAAGAATTTATGTCTGAAGTAGTACTAGAAAAACCAGTCGAGTTGGATGTTGAACGCGAGCAATTGCTAGAAGCATTGGCGGATGCCGATGTTTCCGCGTTTGACACTGCGAACATTGCCCCGGTGCCGCAGGCCGAGGAACCCGATAAGGAGTCAGTTGTAACTGAGGACAAACCCAGTGAAGTGGAACCGGAGAAACCGGTGGACGAGGAAAAGCCCAAGCAGGCCGAGGATGAGGAGAAATCCAAGTCAAAGTATGCGCGGGCGAAAAAAACGCAGGAACGGGCCAACAAGACCTGGCGTGATGTCAATGCCGAGAAAGCGGCAGTGAAGAAAGAGCGTCAGGAATTGGAGTCCCAGCAAAAAGCGTTTGAGGAACAGCAGACCGTATCTCGAGATGAGATCAGTCAACGGTCGGCAAACAGTCGTTATTCACCCGAGGAATACGAGGCAATAGCCAAAGAGTTCGAGGATGAAGGCGACGAGACGAATGCCGAGGCAGCCACCAAGGCTGCGAAGCAGGCGCGTGAAGCGGTTGCCGAGCAGGACGCAAAATCGCAGCAGGCGAAGTTTGTTGCCAAGTGGGATGTGGGTTGGAAAGCGGCGGCAGCCGAGCATAAAGACCTGAACGACCAAAACAGTGATCTGTTTAAAATGGTCGGTCGATTGCTCGAGCAGAAGCCGGTTCTGACCCAGTACCCCGAAGGCATCACTGATGCCGTCGAAGGTGCGCTCATGTACCTCCAGGCCAACCGGTCAACATCACTGGAAAAAGAAGTCAGCGAACTTAAAAAGAAGGTCGCTGAGTACGAGGAGAAAACACAACTGAACGGAAGCCAACCCGGCGGAAACATCCTGGAAGTTGAAACTTTTGACAATTTACCGGTTGATCAGCAACGGGCGGAATTGATGAAAGCGATGCAACACGCGGATGACACTGGGGCGGGCATGTTCGCAACAAATTAAATTAGGAAATTAAAATATTATGGCAGGAACGACTCTAACGACTACCTCTGGCATTAGTGACCAGATTCAGCGATATTTCGATAAGAAATTACTAACACAAACGCTCAAGACAATTGTTCTTGATCAGTTTGCATTTAAGGCTCCGCTTCCAGGTAAAGCGGGAGCAAAGACGATCAGGTTCTTCCGTTACCCGGAATCCGCTACAACGGATGTCCAGACAATGACGGAAGGCACGTTGTTGACGCTTGGCAACTCCAAGCAGTTAAGTCTCACCACGGTGGACGTTGCGCTCGCGCAGTACGGACAGACGGTCACGATCAGTGATCTGCTTTCAGCGGTTGAGCTATTCAACACAATGGAGCAGGCAACCATCCAGAACGGACAGGACGCAGCATTGAAGGTTGACTCTGAATTGCGTGATGTGCTGGGCGAATCGACGGCACTCCAGTTGCGTTATGCAGGTGCGGCGACAAACTACGCGACAGTCGGTGGAACCGATGACGCGATGACTGCGCTCGACATCCTGGATGCGGCGACAAATCTGAGAGTCAACAACGCTCGTCCGACTGGCGGATACTTCACAGCCATCATGGCACCTGAAGTCGCCCGCGATCTGATGAACGACGATGATTGGTTGGAAGCCAGCAAGTATGGCAACCCGGACAATCTGTTCAAAGGCGAGGTTGGCCGGTATATGGGGGTGCGAGTGGTGGCGAGCACGAATCCGTTCAGGCAAACCACTCAGCATGTTTATGCTGCTTCTGGTGCCAACTACTCCACATTCGTGGTGGGCGACCAGTCGTATGGTGGTGTGAACCTGGCGACGATGAGTGCGTACTCACCGAAGATGGTCATTGCCCAAGGCCCGGATAAAACCGATCCGTTGGCGCAGTTCACCACGGTTGGATTCAAGTTCTACTACGGGTCTGCGATTATCAACGCGAACCACGCAGTGAACATCGTCTCCGTCACAAACTACAGTTAATCAACAAAGTCCGGGGGGTTAATAGCCTCCCGGGCGTTTAATTATGCCAAAAGTAGATATTCCAATTTCCGCACTACAAGTGGCGGACGAAGACGGTTCCATGATTGTCCCGGCAGTCGGTGATGCGGTTAGCTTCACTGTCGAGGGAGCGGTTGAATCGATTGGCGACGAGTATGCTGTAGTCAGCATGGAGTCGGTCAACGGTGAACCCGCCTATGCCGAGGAGGTTGTGGACGAGGCAACGGCAGT